TTTACGACACGTTCACAATCTTTCTCTGTTAGGTTACTTACCTTTTTATACCAAGGTGTTGCTGTTTCCCAATCATATACTTTCTGCATTTGTGAATCTCTACTCATATATCCTCCATGTTAACAATCGTAATACCAGTCATTATATCATAAGTAATACCATATGTAAACATATAATAACTCTAATAAGATCAACCGGTTAGGCGTGGACTCCCTACAGTTACTTTTACCGGCTGAAAATTCTTAAGAATAATTGTAGTTCCGCGCATTGAAATATTTTGGTACGTACCTTGCCTTAATACAGGTACCTCTGTATGGTACCTAATTTATAAAAACGATTTTCAGTAATACGCCCCCACCATTCTTATATTACTTTTTATATGTAATTAGGTGGGGCGCAGCTAAGTTATTCATTTCCTTAGTGTTATTGTTGCAATCTTTTGTTTACTTTTACGGAAAATATGATACTATATTAACATAATATAAGGAAATATGAATATGAAAGAAAAAACATACAAAACAAGAAACCTGGATTACATAATCGAACGCGACTATAGTTGGGAATCCATAACGAATAAGAGTTATAAGTCTCATTCATACGGTACCCATGAAAAGAGAGTGGCCCTTGGTGAGTATATCTCCATGATGTTATCACCTGAGTATAGGAACACACAACGCAATGTGTTTATGGCGGCTAAGAGGGAACTCGAAGCCATTGATGCATCAATTAACATTGTCTGGTAGGAGGCACTATGGACGCAATAAAAATAGTACGAACACTTATAAAGGACTGGGAACGCGATGATGCGATCTATACGCAACAGAAGATTGATAACCGCGATATGTTTTCCCAAGGCTTCGATCGCGGTTGGATTCGCGGTTTAGAACACGCTCTCAGAGAACTTGAAATGACCACAAAGGAGGCAAAATGACTTTTCATGATTTTAATCACCCCTGTTTCGATGACACAAAGCTTGTTGAAGGCGATGTTGTCCAATATGAATGCCTTGCCGGTACTCTCTATGGGTATGTGGTACAGACTTATAAAGAACACTGGCCCGATTCAGATTACGCTATCGGTGGTATGGTAGAGAAAGCGGTCATTCGCTTCCGTAACACCATGCCAGACGCCCAGGTCCGCCATTCAGGCACCGCGTTTGTCAACCACCCAGATGCCCTTAGACGTTGGAAATTCAAAATTCTCCAACACAAATTAAATGAAGATTACTTAGATGCATGGAGGAAAAGTGCTTAATATATACAAATATTGGCTCCCTAATGAGGAGTATGTAGAACAGTATGCCGATAGGGCTACAGAGAAAACAGATGTTGAATTGTTTAATGAGATCGATGAGGAAGCTTACGATGAAGCCATTGATCTCTGGAATGAGGACTTTCCACAGTTCAAACACCTATCTAAACGACAATTCCTTGAACATATGTGGGTATGGACCGTATTGAACGATACACCGGACGGCTACAGGTGAGATTCCTAGGCTGTCCTATTTTAACTGAAGTATTACGGGGACGCCTAATCAGTATCCTACACTTTCCTATGTGTCTCTATGACACCCTATATGAACCCCAAAGATTACCATCATGAACCACAGAAACATACACAGAAAAACATATAAAGTTGTATTCTACGGAATGTTAGTGAATTATCCTCTAAACATACTTATAGTATGGTTATTATTAGACGTATTACATTTAAAGAATCCAATACTAATTGGTACATGTTCCTCATTTTTGTTTATGATAGCAGCTTATATAAGGGTTTTTATCATACTTTATAGAGATGAGCAGAAATTTTTGGAAAAAGATTGCTAAGTGGTTGATTTTATTACATATTTAGTTCAAAAAAAGTTGTACAAAGTATGTAGTTTTGTGGTATAATGTATACATTGATTAATAATAAACCAAAGGTGAATATATGAAATATGATACTTGTTATAATGTAAGAAGAAAAATGGAAAAGAAAACGACCAATTGGGTCCATGATAACTTTCATTGGATATGGAGTTGGTGTGTGGGTTTGATTGTACTATTTGGTACTGTCAATATTATTCAAATGATTATGGAGATCTTTTAATGAAGAGAGAGTACGTCATAAAAAGTAGAGTAGCTACATTGATTGTTTGGTCACTTATAGGAGGATACTTATGTTACGATATAATGTCATTTGGGACTTTATAAAAGCAGGGATATCGTTCGTGTTGGCGATGTTGTTATTGACAATTGTAGTGTGGAGTTTGGCTTGACACGAGAAGAGGCTATCGATATAGTGAACGAGTGGAAAAGTAATAAACACTCTACATATACACAAGATCTCGTTTGTAGTGTCATGTTAAAGTATAAAGGAGACGATATGAACGAGATTGTGGAACCTTATGAAGCATGGGTAAGTGCGGGTAGACCTATGGACAAAGTTCTTGTCGATAAGTGGTATAGTAAGTTTACAGTCAAGGAGGGTACGCTTGAAGACTTTTTCGGTTGAGAAACTTTTTCCCTCTCACGTATTCAGTATGAAACTGGACTTGGACCTGGTGATCCGAGATGGCCGAAATCGTACAATAAGTAATGTCGGTGGTCTTCAGTTTGAACAGTCGTTCCCACAACTCAATAAAGAGGTCGAGGCATATATGCATTTGATTATGGGTTACCTCGGCGTACATATGTCGACCAGTAAAGTCGTAAACTCGTGGGTAAACATCAATCAAAGAGGACATTGGAACAAACCTCATATACACCCAGGTTCTTTCTACTCAGCAGTATATTTTATTGCTGGTCATGAGGCTTGTGGGGATCTTGTGTTACTGAACGGACACAATAACATTGCAGGTGTGTCACCTTACGCACCTAAACTTCGAGCCGAACATCGTTTGAAACCATTACCTGGTATGCTTTACATGTTTCCAAGTGGCCAGAGTCACATGGTCGAACCGAACAATACAGATACGCCTCGGATCAGTGTTGCACTGAATATAGTAACAGAAAGTTCGATTGAACATCGGTTACCAGGTAATCATACACACAAAGAAACACACACTCAGTTCTACAAAGATGACATTTAACGACTACATAGGTATTCTTGATGACACCCTACCTGCCGTGGTGTGTGAGGATATGATCAAATGGTTCGAGTTACACAAGACTGGAGCAAAGCTTGAAAAGAATAACTCACGAGAGTTCTGGGGTATTTGCCGACCAAGTCAAGCAAAGGACTTTGAGAACATGGAGAAAGCTCTTCAGTATAATCTTCGGAAGGCATGGACAATTTACCTTGACAAATACACAGAAGCACCTAAGAATTGGGAACACTTTGATCTGAATTGGAAACTACATAAAGTGGTACCTGGACAGAGAGGCTTTAATGGATGGCATTACGAACACGGACCTCAGACATTTGCATTACCTAGGTATCTGGTGTGGATGATCTATCTCAACGATGTAGAGGACGGATATACAGAGTTTCTTTATCAGGATGTAGCAGTACAACCTAGACAAGGACGATGTGTGATATGGCCTGCAAGCTGGACACACCCGCATCGTGGAACAATAAATTCAACAAACAAATATATAGCAACAGGATGGTGGAAATATGGACCCTTTAAACATTCCAACACGTTTTAACGTATTAAAAGAGGTGACAGATTGGGAATATCCTAGTCATACATACGTAACGATAAATCGTAATCAGAAGTGTGTAGGATACTACAAAAATAATGTAGAACCTTATATTGAATTTAAGAAAGCCTTGCCGTTCAATACATCAAGGCGTAAGTTTGAATCAGATAAACAAAGAGAGGCGTTATGGAATGTAGATTCAGAGTAGAATATCCACGTCATGGATTTCAATCAAGTTATGTAAGTCTTCGTCAGGCTAGAAAAGAAGCCCAACTGAGTGGCTTTGACTATCAGATCTATGAGCTTCAAAAAAATATATGGAGACTTATAGAGGAGAGAATGAACCGAAAAGGATAAATATTACATTATGGCAGGTAAATTAACAGAACGACAAGAAAATGGATTTATCACACTAGTGAATAACTTAGGTGGTGGTAAACTTATATCTAAAGCTGGTGGTGATAATGTTGATAATGTCGTAGAAGCATTAAAATTTACCGGTAGAAGTGCTGCAGGTACAGAACCTTATACCGATGTAGTACTTACACTTAAAAATAAAAAGACATTAAATATCTCAATGAAAGGACCTACAGCTCCATCACTGGCTGGTGGTGGTCTTGCAGGTATGGAATTGGTTATACCAGGTATTGGTCGTAAGTTCATGGAAGCAGCTCTGGAACACCACAAGAAAACTTTGAAAAAAGGTGAAAAGGTACCTGATCTCTATGCAAAATTAAATAAAAAGGATAAATTACTTCTTGTTATTGGTAATACAAAGAATGGTGGACCTATAGACTATATGTACATAGGACCTATGGATGTAAAAGCTACAAAGTCTGGCAATAAAATTCAATTAAATGGTAAAATATTAGATGCAGAAAAATATGCAAAAGACAAAGACTTATATTTTAGGTTAAGGGCAAGGAGAGAAGATCAAACATTTGATCCAGATGCAACTGACAGTAAAGGAATACCTACAGTTTACGGACGTTCACCTAGTAGAGGCGATGCAAAAGGAAGAATTGTAATTACAGATAAAGTACCAAGTGAAAGAGATGTTATCACATTTTAAAGAATATATAACCGAACAGAAGAATACTCACATGACACACATTGAGGACTCTGTCCTATATGGTGGTGTAAAAGGTACAAGAGAAGCCATATTTGCTCTCATTGGTTTGAGAGATATGTTAGGTGGTAAAAAGAGTTCAGATGTTTCAGTCAAATGGGACGGTGCTCCTGCTATATTTGCAGGCATTGATCCAAATGACGGAAAATTCTTTGTGGCAAAGAAAGGAATCTTTAACAAAAGCCCAAAGATATATAAAACTAATGCAGATGTTGATGCGGATACATCAGGTGATTTATCTGATAAGCTCAAAGAAGCATTAAGACTACTACCAAGTCTTGGAATTAAAGGTGTCATACAAGGCGACTTCCTTTATTCAAAAAAAGACTTGAAGGTAGAAACAATTGGTGGTGAGAAATATTTAACATTTCATCCCAATACAATCGTGTATGCTGTACCAATGAATACACCGATGGCAAAAGACATTAAATCGTCATCAATAGGTATTGTTTGGCATACATCATACACAGGCAAATCGTTTGAAAGTATGAAAGCATCGTATGGTGTGAACGTATCTGCTCTAAAGAAAAATAAAGCAGTGTGGTCACAAGATGCAATGCTACGTGATTTGACCAAAGCTACATTAACTAAAAGTGAAACGGAGAATATTAATGAATATCTTTCAGAAATTGGTAAACTTTTTCAAGGGATCGCAGGAAGTACCCTCAAAGAACTTGAAGCCAAACCAGAGCTCGCAAAACTCATCGAGCAATTCAACAACACCTACGTCAGAAAAGGCCAAACCATCGGCAACCCGACAACGCACACGATCCAGCTCCTCAGGTGGATCCAAGCAAAATACCAAGGTGAAGCCCGACTCAGAAAAACCCAAGCGGGGAAGACGGCCCAGTACAAAAAGCTCCAAGAAATCATCAGCTTCTTCTCAACGAAAAACAAAAACAACTTAATAAGGATGTTTGAGCTACAAAGGCTCATCACTCTATGTAAGTTAAGACTTATTTCAAAGCTGAATGAATTAAATAAAACAAAAACATTTGTTCGCACACCTAAAGGATACAAGGTAACAGGAGCCGAAGGCTTTGTTGCAATTGATAAATTAGGAAGTAATGCTTTAAAAATAGTTGATAGATTGGAATTTTCGTATAACAACTTTTCACCTAATGTATTGAAAGGTTGGCAAAAGGTATAAATGCAACTCACAAAATTTGGTATGTACATCCCTGATTGGGATATTGATAGAGCACACGAAATGTGGAATGTTGACACATATCAGGATGGACTTATTACTGATATAATGGAAAATATTCCTACTTCGAGTAGGAGAGTTGCACTTGATTTAGGTTCCAATGTTGGATACACAGCAATAAAACTTGCAGGATATTTTGATCAAGTATTTGCATTTGAGCCTTGTCCAGAAGTATATGAGTGTCTAGAAACAAATACGAAACCTTACTCTGATATTGTATGTCATAACGTTGCGATATGGAATACTACAGGTAGGGTAAAAATGAGAATGGGTAATGTATCTGGACACAGTCATATATCTCAGATAAAACAAGAACGTTATGTACCAGGTAGAGATAGACTTGTAAATATAACAACATTAAACAAGTATAAGTTTGATTGTATTGATTTTATCAAGATGGATATTCAGGGAGCAGAGTATGATGTTATTAAGTATCATAAGGATCTTTTAAATAAACATAAACCTACTCTTGTAATTGAGGATATGAATAATATTGAAAATGTTAAGACATTTTTGTTAAACATAGGATACATATTGTGTTATAGGAGAAGAAAAGATTATATTTTTTTACATCATCAGAAAGTAATTAAAACTTTTGAATTACTTCCTTTACATTGGCGACATAAAGATGTATAAATAAAACCAGGTGGTGAAAGATATTAGTGACTAACACTTATCTTATTTGATTTGTAATACATTGGACTAAACCTTAGGAGAAAACATGTTAGGATTTAAAGAATTTAATCCAACCGAGTATCGCCCAGGAGAGGACGATCAGGTTAATCATAATGCTATAAAAAGAAAGAAACAGGACGAAGCATTATCATTTGCCCAACGAAGAGCCAGATCCAGGCTTATGAAACGTATTCAAGCTAAAGTAAAGCGCGGCCGAATGAAGGCCAAAATGCGGACAGCGGCTCCAGCAGTACTCAAAAAGAGAGCTGCAAAACAAGCTCGTAATCTCATCTTCAGAAAACTTTCAAAAGGTAAATCCAGATCAGAATTAGCACCTGCAAGAAGAGCAGAAATTGAGAAACGACTAGATAAAATGAAAGGTCGTATTCAAAAGATTGCTCTTCGTATTATTCCAAAGGTAAGAAAAATGGAATTGGCAAGAAAGCAGGGTAAAAAAGCAACAACAGATAAGAAAGCAGCGGCAGGAGCATAATGATTAATTCATTTAAACAATATCTTGTTGAGGCAGAACAAGAGGTTTTCATTACATTTGGTAGAGCCAATCCTCCAACCATTGGACACCAAAAAGTATTTGATAAACTTGCAATGATGGCAGGTAGAAATCCTTATCGTATCTTTTTATCACAAACCCAAGACAATAAAAAGAATCCTTTATCATACTCAGATAAAATTAAGTTTGCAAGGAAAATGTTTCCTAAACATGCAAGAAATATTTTAATCAATAGAAAAATCAAGACAATACTAGATGCACTTGTTATATTAAACAAGGAAGGCTTTAATAGAGTTACAGTTGTTGTCGGCTCAGATCGAGTAAATGAGTTTGATGTTCTATTAAATAAGTATAACGGACAAAAAGCTAGACACGGCGTTTATAATTTTGAGCGAATCAATATTAAGTCTG